TGTGGTGGATACTGTGACATCATCTAAGTTGCTCACTTTTCGCCGTACCACATCAACAATATCCTTTTGCTTTCTGTTGCTCAACTTCATATTTGTAGTTGCCCCGAAGTAAGCATCTTCTTGGTTCGTTATAATTCCTTCCGAACTATCAATTCTTAATGGTACTTCTGGAAACACGAAAGAACATGTCAAGCCGCCGACGACGGCGCCGGCATCCATCAGCTGGCTGCCCGTCGCCAAAGAGCGTGGGATACCTGCATTACCCAAGATGAACTTATCATCATCATAGGTATCCGGTGTGTTATCGGCAACCGTGAGTCCTGTGTATCTGGATGGCCCAAAGGCACCATATGGGAGAAACTTAGGATCAGAAACGCCGTTTTCAACCTGCTGGTTGATATCGACTCTAACATATCTAGACTGATTGACGTAATCCCCGTATTGTTGATAGAGTTTCTTCGTGGAATCCCAAACTGTATAGGCATCTCCTATAACTCTCCCAATATATTTCGAAGAATTTGGATTCAAGTTAACGTTGCTATACTGCTCTACGGGAGACACGTTGTTGTCACTATCGTCGGTCCTTCTAATCTCTACCGAAAAAGTGCCAAATGGCTTATCCTCATTGGGAGAAGCCGTAATGTCTTTAATTGAAATCTTAAGATTTGATTGTGGCCACTCTCCTCCATTCAAAGATACAAACCTAAATAGCTTTTGCATACTCTCTGGATTGTAAGATGTGGGATTACCCAAATCCTGTGAAATGAACCAGCCCGTAGAAGCTTGGCCTCCGCCAGAGCTATCTTCCGAAGGCATGTCCTGTTGGTGTTGCTGCGCGGTGGTGCCGGAAGCTAGTCCAAAAATGACACCTAAAGATCTGGTGGTGCTATCTAACTTATCTTCCACCATTCTCTCGAATGTCTCTCCCAAGAAGTATTTCTTGGTATCGGCTGTCAGATTCATAGCAGTGTTCAAGAGAGTGGGATTTGTGTTGAACACGTTGCGAATGAAAAGCTTGCTATTTTCGTTGAAGTTGAATGAAACCTTGTCTGTCACGCCAGACGAATCTCTAACCTGTACAGTGAATTGATGCTCGGAGGTGGTGTCTGATTGAAACAGTCCTGCTGTGCCGGTGGCGAGTGTCGCAGCATCTGCCATTGTTCCAGAAAGCTCAACGACGCCTTCAGAGCAGTAGAATATCGCGGCTAAAGGAAGGCGCCACCAGTGGCGTCTGACGTTGAGATGGAAGATGTGCTAGCCATCCAGCCGGCTTCGCCGGAACCAACAGTGGCGTTTGGATCTTCAATTCCTGCCAAGCGAACAAATGTCAAAGGAGTTTCATTTCTCATGTAAGCCTGAGCGGCATATGTCGCATAAGAAGGGGCCGAAACATTCGGTCCAGCTCTCCAAGTATCGTTGGCTCCGCCGCCAAATATTGGTTCTCCAAAAGTCTCGACAAATTCACTAAAAGAATCAATCTGAACAGGGCGCATGCTGGGGCCCTTAAGTGATCGCCCCGTAATGGTCGGGCCGATGCCTCGTGGCAATGCTGGCAATTGAGAATTATCAATCTCCTTTGCAAATACTCCTGGTGATACAAACTTAAATTTTCTAACTGACATGGCGGTGTGCTCTCCTTATGAAAATGGGGGTGCTCTTAGCACTATTTTATTGTGGTACTTTTACCTTCTGTAAATAGTTTTAAGATCTTGCAAATGCTTTTTATTCTCTATAGCGTCCCCAGTTATTTTCGTGCGTTGGAATATCGCCGAAAATAACCCTCTCTCTTGGAAGCTTTAGTTCAACTGCGTTTTCCCTTTCTACTATGCGTGGGGATTCTTGATTGTTGCCAGATCCTATCAAATATCCTAATATCTTTATATCTATTGAAGTCTGATATATCCTCTCTTCTTCTGCCATTTCGGCAACGTTGTTTTCTTGCGTATATGGAGGTTGCATAAATCCTTCATATCTGTGACCACTCTCCTTCAAGACAAAGCTGTTGATCCCTCCGGTGGTCACCATGAAGGGTTGGCTCAATTCGTTGATTTGTTGCTGATATTCTGCCCTTAGCATTATCTTATACATTACCGTAACATATACCGGCATTGGAATAGTACGACTCGTGTATACAATCTTGGGGTTTACCGGCTTGACTTTGAAGTTTATTTGTCCGTATTTCTTCTTGGCATCAGCATTTTGAAAGTTCTTGGTTTTTGTTTGGTTTATAACCCTGTCCAAAGGTATAGAACCTCCTCTGTAATCATTCACTGGAAAGATGTTGGCTTGTAGGCCACCTTTAAAAGAGAGATCTTTCTCTACAGATACACGCTCTATTGTAACCAAAGGAAGAATAAGGGCGCCTTCTTTGTCCCTAAGACCTTTGCTTCTCTTAGACTGATATGCCCTTTCCGCAGATGCCCAAATGACAGGCGCCTTTATCCAACCGCGGTTCGTAGTTGCAAAAACATTAATATAGTCGTTGACCCAGTTAAACATCGATGAGTCTATATTTTCTAAATTTGACGGTTCTAAAATCGTAATCTTCTCTTTATCTGCCATTGTTCATTTCTCCTATGGTGTCTTGTAAAATGGGCTCGGAAACCACTCACAACCTTCACAAAAATACCACTTATTAGATATAATAAATGGTCCAACCGGCGAAGGGCCGGCGTCCGAAAGATAAAACTGGTATCCATTGTACTTGCATGAATCTGCAACAAACTCTTCTAACGTTCTATAGTTCAAAGAATCAACATCGGCAGCAGACAAAGTAGGCACACATATCTTACAATCATCTGGTATCGTCAGAACCTCAATATTAACTATTCGCTCTTGCGCTAGCTTGTATTTTGTAATAGCTACGGCCGGCAAAGCAGCCTCTTCGAATATGCCATCCCTGGCTCTTATACACTTGGCCGCGATCTCCATCTTGTGATCAATCTGGCCAAAAAGCTGTCTGGGCTCGTTTAGAGAAACAATTTCATAGAACAGCCGTCCATAGAGAATAAAGTCCCCTTCTTGCACCTGCAAATCTTGATCTTCCGTCAACCTTCTCTTGTGAAAGTTTATAGTGATGCTGGATCTTCTATCTATTCCATAGTTAGTCGTGTCAGTCTGTTGGCCGTCCCACGTCACAAGAGCATTTACTCTGACTGGTGAAAGAAAGCTCTTGTGTATTGCTTCCCCATATAGAGAATGGAAATTTGTATGTTTCAAACTCACCGGATAGTAGAGAATAGTTTGACCTATTACTCTTTCTATGAGTTCATCATTTACTTGCTTTACAAGGTTTCGTTCGGCTGCTCCCAAAAACATGGGAGGAGGGGGATTAGCCGGCTGTGTCCACGTAATATCATCTGCCATTGCTCACCCTCTATCCTACAAATATGCTTAGTGGAATCTTTGCCTGTAGATTCTGTGTTGATTCCGCCAATGTTGCGTCACTTGCGACAAGGCTCTCATACGTCATTTCATCAAGCAAAGCCTTAAGTTCATCTCTAAGAGTTGCCTGCTCTTCTTTCGCCTGGGATAGCAGTGTGTCACCATTCAACGTAACTGACTCTCCTGGTATGGGTATTGTGGTAAATTTATTTCTTATCAGCCCTAACATTTCCTTAGAAAGTGCTAAAGCAAATCTCCTGATCCACTGCTTACCCATTGAATTGATGTTGATATACGGTATATTGGCAAATGGCGCCGTATTCATGTTGTTAACACCCGTAGTTCCCGTATCAACCCCATCAGAATCAAGAAGTGGGTTTTCATCTACAGTAAATTCAAACCACATTTTGCCCATATCATCGCCAGATGGGAGCGGAAAAACCCTTAGCTTGTTGTCTCTTAGTTCATATGAGTAATGAGACACTCTGGTATATAGAGAGTCTTCATATGCCATAGCCTGGAGCTTGTTTTGCCAAACGGGGATTACTTGAAATGTGCTGTCATCAGCGTATTGTCCATATGTTGATAAGTTGCCAACAATGTTTATCCCACCATAATAACCGTAAAACCTCCACATGGCGCGCGGAGATTTAAAGAAAACCTTTCTTATTGTAAATTTTTTGCTTGGGTCCAAACTCGAATAGGGGACGTTGCCAGCGCCAATACTAGAGGATATGATAGACTGCAAATCATAATCTTGTTGCTGAGCAACTAAATCAACAGAAGCAGAATAGAATGTGATATTGCCTCCGACCGCGGCTTCTGATGATATTCCCTGAGCAATGCGGCGCGCATAAGCAAAATCAAATTTCGGAAACCTTAGTTGGGCACCGGTGCCACTAAGTTGTGTGGCCAGAGTTCCAGCCTGTAGCTCTCCGTCACTATCAAAAGTGCCTGTCGGGCTTCCCAAGATGTCAGATAGTACATTCTTAGACTGGTGTACGTTGATCAGATACGAATACTCTAAAACCGCCTCTTCATAAGCGGCATAAACATTGTTCGCCGTCAACTCAATATCCAGCACGTCTCCGCCAAGCTTTCTATATGTAAAGGCAACTTGGTCAACGGCGCCAGAAATGAAGTCAGCATCAGTATATACACCAAATGGCAGCGAACCTGTTACATTTGCCTTTGTGCCCGTTACGGGCAATATAATGGCACTTACCGTTGAAACTGGGGATAGGATGGGGACTGACACATTGTTTCCTCCTGGAATTACACTTATAAATAGTTTGAGGACAAAAGAAAAGAGCCTCCGAAGAGACTCTTATTCTTTTTAGTTGTCGAGACTAATCTTAACCAAGAAGATCAGTTACAATAACTAAGCCGTACATATCCGGTCGCACCATCTTCTTGGCGTACCGAGTCATGACACCCTTTCGGGGCACGAAATCTTCAGTACCAAAGATGGTTGGCGTGGTTTGTAGTGGCACATACGGTGCATAAACATAGCCGCTTTCAAGGAAAGAGCTACCCTTACGTCCTACAAGGATCACATTTCTTAGGAAGTATGGATCAACATATACATCCCACTTCTTAGAAATACTACCAGTATTGACAGCACCAGCTTGTCCTCTGTCATCATCGTGAGTAACGCGAGCCTTGAATCCACTAGTGAACTCAAGAATATTCGCCACTTCAGGACCACAAACTAGAAAGTTTGCTCCGCCTCGAAGTGTCTTACGATGAATCTGAGCAGACACGTCATTGACTGTCTCTAAGAGGGTTTCATACCACTCAGAAACGTTGCCAGTAAAGTCTGCACCAAGAATCGCCTCGTTAGCACTAGTGCTAATCGGTGCGCCAGTTTCTCGGTTCAAGAACTTGCCTGGACGTCGTGACCAAAATTGCTTACCAGCAGTTGCATCCTTCACGAGATCTTCAAGAATTTCTTGGTCAATCTCAAGAGCAATTTGCTCAGAAAGAATACTGGTTAGCTCTACCTCTGCATCAAGATTATGATAAGCGTTGAGGTCTTGTCCGAGTTCCGGGGTCCACTTAGCTTTAAGCTTCTTCGTAACTGCGGTGACCGCTACACTATCAACCTTGATGTCGATTTCTGGAATATTTTCATTGTTTTCCAAATCCCATCGAACATCACCACGAACCGAGCCAAGAGCATTGCTGCCAATGAAGTTATCGACTTCAACATAGCTCACCGTGTGTGCGGTCACTGCGCCAGCAGAGAGAACGGCTGGAGTTTCAGAACCAGATGCCGCAACAACAACCAAAATATCAGTTGCGCTGGGGCCTCCCGCTCCACTCAGTTGACTTAATCTACGAGCTTGTCGGCCCGAACCAATCGAGTCAAGAGTAATGGAAATAAGATCATCACGATTGAGTTGCGTTAAAGTGGCGACTGGAATGCTACCAACCCACACAGCGGTTCCAGAAGCAATATCTGGATCGAATCGGACAAGCCTATCCAGCTCGCCATCGCCGCCCACAGTACCTGATAAAACTCCAGTTGGAGTAACAGAGCCGATGGAGCCCGTTGGCGAAGCATAACCGTTGTTTAGATTATAGAATGACGTTTCAATGTTATCGCCAGTAAGCGAAACACCTCCAGTCACTTGATTTCCAACAACCCCTCCGCCATACACAGAAGCGTTATCCGGATCTCCTAATCGAGGTCCGCTAGACTTTTGGAAGTCTAGGAAAAAGATGAGTCCACTAGGTAGGCTCATTGGTTGGACAGATACCAAGTCATTGGCAATAAGTCCTGCGAACACGCGACGCACGATTGGGAATGCCACTGCGGCAAAACCCTCAACGTCTCCACCTGACATGGTGGAAGCCTCGCGAAGTAGTTCTTTGGCTTGATTCTCTAAGAGACTAGCCATTGTATTTTTCTTTTGGTCGCTACCCAATCCCTCTAGAAGTCCGGTCTTTTCCCATTTCTTAATAATGGCATGACCGTCCTTGCTTAGGTCTCGGCTAACAATACCTTCAGTTAGTTTTTCTAAAATAGACATTTGTTTTTTCCTCCTTAAATGATTAACTAAACTAAATTCCAGCAAGCTTCTTCATCCTATCAAGATGAGGATTATTGCTAGATTGTTTTTCTTTTCGTCTTAACATTGTAGTATTGCCTCTTATGACTGCTTCGCTCAATGATTTTGGACCATTTCTTGATTCAAGAGATGTCCCCACTGCGCTTTGAAGTGTCTCAAAGACAGACTTCGCTGCCTCGACAGAATCAGCTTCATTAATAGTCTCGACAATTTTATTTTTTTGTCGCTCATTCAAGGAGTCACTACCTAGAATTTGATTCGTATAAACTAATTTTGCATTAGAAAGGTTTACCTCTTCTAATACATGTGAAATCTTATGTAAGAGCTTCTTTAAATCTTTGTTTCGCTCTGTGAGGTTCTTTCGAGCCTCTTTTAGGTTCTTATTTTCTGAAATAAGTTTTGAATTTTCTTTATTGATCTTGTTGTGTTCCGACAGAACCTTCTTCGCGTGTAAAAGAGATTCATTTGTTGCAGCGGCATCGGCTGCTTGTGAACTTGCTGTTTCTGCTTCTTGTTTTTCTGCATCCTTTGGCATTCCCATATCGTCATCATCACCATCACCGTCCTCCACATTTTCGAAGAACCTTATGATTTCCTCGTCTTCTTCAATGCCAGTGCGCGCGTCGAGCGTTACTTCGGGGCCGTCATCAAGGCTACGGGGAGCTTTATCATCTTCGTCATCTTCTTCGAGTATAAGGTCGATAAGTGTATCGTCGCTCTCCTGAAGAGCTACAACGCCTTCCTCATCTTCCGGAGGGAGCATCTCGTCCGGAGTTGGCTCCGGAAGGACGGACTCTTCTTCTGAATCTAGTGCAGCCATCATATCTTGAAGTTGATCAAAGTCAACCTCAATTGGCTCTTGCTCTTCGGGACATGGGCAAAGCTTTTCGCCGGCCGTTGCAGCCAAAGGTAGCTGATCGGCAATATCTGATGGTGGGCCTTCGGCTCCCATCGTAGGATCAGCCATAGGATCCATAGGCATCTCTTCCTCTGCTCCCATCATCTCATCCTCATCCTGCTCAAGCATATTATCAACTGCTTCTTTGATTTGTTGTGAGTATTTTTCCACGACAACAGATTCGGCGTTCTTAAGAGCAACTTCTCTTAGCGCGTTAGCGTCAATGATTGCTTGTTCTAGCATTTTATTAGACATATTCTTCTCCCTAGAAAATAAAAAGATCTTTCTCCCAATAAATAGTAACAAACTTCACTAAAATCTATGTTTATTACCTATTATCCATTATCACATCTAAATCTTGTCACATATTCGTTTATGGTTCGCTGCTGCCAGAAGCAAAAGCAACAACAGAAGAATGAACATACTCCTCTGTAACAGTATGGGTGGTATTAGCATCGATATGATCAGTCATGCCGGTAGAATCATCAATGTCAAACGAATCCCCGCACGAACAAAGAAATAACATTTTAGTAGCCATATTATGGAGTCCTCACAAATTCAAGTGTAATCCACATTCTATTGCCTACACCTTGTGCTGTACCGTTCGTGCCAGTAGATTGGCAACGAAGACGAACAACATCAGAAGCGGCGAATTGAACCAGGAATGTGGCAGATAAGCTAGCAGTGTCGTCGGTATTGTTACGAGTATAGGCACTGGCACGGGATGGCACTATTTCTACGGTATTTTGCTCGACCCAGCCGTCACAAGTCCGTCTGGCGTTCGCTGTGGTGTCGAAATAGATACTATAACTTATCCGATA